CAACAATGATAATAGGCCATATCATACCAACAGCTTCAACACTTTCTTTAAATTGTGGCATTTTTTTCATGTTCCACTTTATTGGTGCTGTTAACATCAAATCCTTTACAGGATATTCTATAACAGGCACAGGTGGATTAGAAACTCTTTGATTTGCCTTTAGCACTTTCATAACCACACCTCGCAATATAATATGAATCAACAATATCTGTTATTGGATTCGATAATGTTTGCATATCAAATGTTTTCATTAAATCTGTTTTTGTGTCTTTGCAAAAATGTTCATACATTAATTCTTTGTTTGCATTACCTTTATCTGTTGCAAACTTTTTAACAATACTAGGCACAATAATATCATATTCTATTTTTTTATTTAGTAATGAATATTTTAGTATGCCACAATTTTCTGCTATTTGAAATATAGCCTGACCTTTACTACCATAAGAATATCCTTCTATGTGAACAACAGTCTTGCCATTAAATAATTCCATATCACCATAACTTCTAAGTGATGTATGAACCCATTTAGATATGTTTGTAAACCTTTCAATAGGGTCAGACCACTCAGGATATTCTGTGCCTGTAATGTTATCAAATTGACCTATATATTTTTTCTTAGATGATAAGAAATAAAACCTACAATTCTTAAATGACATGTCGCCACTTGCGATACATATTGCTGGTGAATTTAAACTGTAATCAATCCCAATCGCTTTTATCTTCTTCATCTATAAATGCCTCATCTTCTAATTCATGCCCACAAAATGGACATGTTAAAGGTGATTGTGGACTATCAATGTCCCACCTTATTTCATACGGCGTGTCGCAATTATCACATTGTATATTCAAGTATTGATATTCAATCATAATTTAAAGTTACTAAATGTATCTTTCTCCACATCTTGTTTAATACCACCTATAACATAACTTTCTATTTCAGTTTCTTGTGGTGCATTTTGTAATGACTTAGAGTTCAACCAATGACTTACCCATGGTAATGGATTAGTTTTTTGTTCATACCTCGATTCTAATCCTATTGTTCTCATTCTTTTGTTTGCCATGTGTTCAACAAATCTATGTAAAAGTTTTTCTGATAAACCTATCATAGAACCTTTTGTAAGTAAATAAGTTGCCCACCTTTTTTCTTCTTCAACAGCGTCATCATACATTTTATAAACATCATCTTTTGTATCTTCTATAACTTGCAACATAACTTTATCTTGTTCATGTTCACGATAGTTGTTTATTATTTTTTGAGATATTGCTAGATGTTGTGATTCATCTCTTGCAATAAAAGATATAATCTTAGCAGAACCTTCTAATTGTTTTAGTTCACCAAAAGCAAAACTACATGCAAATGATACATAAAATCTTAGACCTTCTAATATGTTTACTGTGCATAATGCCAGCCATAATTTCTTTTTAAGTTCATATTCATTCACATCTTGACCCATAAGTTTTCTATAACCTATGTCTATCAATTCATCATATGCTTTTGTAACTGACTTTGCTCTTTGTTCTATCTTTTCATCTTCTATTATAGTATCAAATACTTCATTAGGATTTGGGTATAGATTTTTTATAATATATGTGTAAGACCTAGAGTGTATAGTCTCCATAAAATCCCATGTTAAGATACATGATTCTAATTCTGGTAAACTTACAAATGGTAGAAATGCAAGAGCAGGTCCTCTACCTTGTACACTATCTAACATTGTTTGATATTTTAAATTAGATGTAAATATAAACTTATGTTCTTCTCTTAGATTCTGATAATCGTTTCTATCTTTTTGTAAAGATACTTCTTCAGGTCTCCAGAAGAAACCTAATTGTTGTTGTGTAAGTTTATCAAAAATAGGATACTTAAATGTATCATATCTTTGTACTGCTAAATCTTTACCAAAGAACATTGGTTGTTTAGTAAAGTCTAATCCTTTTTCTTTATTAAAAACGCTCTTTATATTGTGCATGATTCACACTCCTCTTCTGTTAGTTCTTCTTCCTTGTAATTTGAATCATCCTCTAGTACATCAGGTTTATCATCTTCATCCATTTTACCATCATATGTATTTTGATAGTAAGAAGTTTTCCATCCATATTTGTAAGTAGTCAATAAATCATTTGCCATTACAGATAATGGTACTTGATTTTCTTCATAGTCTTCTGGATTGTATGACCAGTTGCCTGATATTGCCTGGTCAAAATACTTCTGCATAACTGCAACGATATTTATATATCCGGTGTTTCCACCCATTTCCCATAGTAAAGTATATTTACTTTTCAATGATAAGTATTGAGGCACTACTTGTTTTAAAGGTCCTTGTTTAGATTTCTTAACAGATAAAAAGTCTCTAGGTGGCTCTATGCCGTTAGTTGCATTAGAGACCACACTAGAGGATTCTGATGGCATTTGAGCCGATAGAGTGCTATGTCGGAGACCATGCTCAGTTATATCTTTCCTAAGTGATTCCCAATCTAGAGATAGTTTGCGATTTATAATCTCATCTACCTCTTTTTTGTAAGTATCAATAGGTAAGACGCCATCAGAATATTTTGTTCTGTCAAAGTATTCACATTTGCCTTTTTCTTTTGCAAGTGTATTACTTGCCTTTAATAGATAATATTGAAAGTGTTCTGTTAGTTCATCTACTGCTTTCCAAGCACCTTTTTCACTATAATTATAGCCTGTTTTCGCTAAATAATGTGCTAGACCAATATATCCAATACCTAGACTACGGCGTGCCTTTGTACTGATTTCTGCGGCTTTTACAGGGTAGCCTTGATGTTCTATCACTTCATCTAAAGCTCGTACAGATAAGTCGCACAGCGTCTCTAAATCATCAAAATAGACTAGTTTGCCCACATTAATTGCACTTAATATACACAATGCGATTTCCCCCTCACCATCAATGTGTTGTAGTGGTTCAGTAGGTAAAGTGATTTCTTGACACAAATTGGACATCCTAACAAGGTCCTTGAACGAGCTATGAGTGTTGCAATGGTCGATATTCATAATGTAAATACGACCTGTTTCTGCCCTTTCTTTCAACATAGACATGAACAAATCTTGTGCATTTATCTTCTTTTTATAGATAGATGTTTTTCTTTCAGCAGTTTCATATATTTCATCAAATTTATCTGTACCCCAATGTTCATACAATTCAGGTACTTCATGAGGTGAAAATAAAGTTATGTCTTCGTTATTGATAAATCTTTCATAAAATAATTTAGATAGTTGTATTGAGTAATCTAATTTTCTAACTCTATTATCATCACTACCTTTGTTGTTTTTTAAAACTAATATATCTTCTATTTCTTGGTGCCATATTGGGAAGTGTACAGTTGCACTACCACCTCTTACGCCATTTTGTGTACAACATTTTACAGTCGCCTCAAATTTTTTCAAGAAAGGAATAATACCTGTATGTTGTACTTCACCACCTCTAATTCTAGAATTGATACCTCTAATACGACCTGCATTAATACCGATACCTGCCCTTTGAGCAACATATCTGCCTATCGCCATGTCTGAAGAAAAAATAGATGGCAATGTATCATCACTATCTACTAATACGCATGAAGCATATTGTCTTAATGGTGTTCTAACACCTGCCATAACAGGTGTAGGTATGTTAATTAAATGTTTACTAATTGCACGATAATATTTTTTAACATATGTAAGTCTTGTTTTTTTTGGATACTTATGAAATATTGTAGCAGATATGAGCATATACATAAACTGAGGTGTTTCATAAACTTCACCTGTACTTCTATCTTGCACTAAGTATTTGTCAATGACTTGTCTAAGACCTGCATATGTAAATTCATAATCTCTTTCGTGTACAATCCATTGTTCCATTCTATCAAAGTCTCTTTTATCATACCACTTTAATAAGTCTTTATCATAAACACCTAACTTAACACCCTTTTGTACTTGTTCGTAAATATGTGGATGGTCCCAAAGTTTTCTGTTTAATTGTTTTCTTAGACTGAATAATAATAATCTTGCAGCCACATATTGATAGTTTGGTTTTTCTAATGAGATTAAATCTGCGGCTGACTTAATTAAAATTTGTTGAATCTCTTGTGTTGATATACCATCATGAAATTGTAAACCACTATTCATTTCTACTTCTGAAGCTGATACTCCTGTAATATCTTCACAAGCATGTTCTACCATTTCATGTATTTTTTCAATATCAAGAGGAACTTTACCACGACCATTTCTCTTGACAACATATATATTATGTTCATTCATATTTGCACTCTCTTATAAAAATCAAGTTTAGCCGTTGCAGCTAAACCGTTAAATGTATTGTTATGGATGATATCAGCAATTTGTTCAGAAGTCAAATCTGAAAGAATCATGTCGTTGATATCTTTATGTTTTAAATCATCAGGCCATATAACTATACTGTAACCTTTGTCGATTACACTATACATCTGTTTGATGATTTCACGATTTCTAGGTTCGTTATCATATATATAAGTTATTTGTTCTTCAGGTAGAGATTTTTTTAAATTTTTTAAGTCTGCACCTGCAGCCGCCAAACAATTATCTAAAAACAGACTGTCTAGAGGACCTTCCACTATCTTTATAGGTTGTAAAAAGTTTACTCTTTCTAATCCATAGATTTTAGATTTACTTTCATCTAACTTAATCGTGATATATTTTGGTTGCTCTTTACCGAAAGCACGACCTTGAAATGCGAATAGTTTACCAGATTCATCATAGAAAGGTATAATCAATCTAGGATAATCTTTAGTAATATCTTTAAATGTGCCTGGTTTTACTCTATTGACTAATGTCATAAATCTATTACAACAATATAATAAGTCTAGTTTGTCTCTAGGTATCTTTCTATCTAATACATATTTTTTAGCAGGGTGAGTATCTTTTAAATCAGATATCTTTATGCCCAAATTTATATCATCAAATTCTACTTTGTCAAATTTAGGTTTAAAATCTACTTCTTCTTTTTTAGGTTTCTTCTTAAATTTTTCTAGACAATATTCTGAGTATAGTTTCTGGTCTCTGTCTTTGATAAAGTTAGGCATGTTTGTGCCATGACCACAGTTATGACATTTATAGAACATGTCATTCTTGACGGCATACAAATACCCTCTTGCTTTAGTTTTATCTTTCTGAGAATCACCACAGTATGGACATCTGAAGTTAAACAGATTCTTACCTTTCTGTTTAAATTGCTCAAGGCGAACAGATAGAATATTGATATATTTTAAATCTACATAATTTGACATAACACTTGTGTTAGTATATATGAATACTACAAAAATGTCAAGTCTGGTTGAGTAGTTAGATTAGAACCAACCTGCTGAATTGATGATTTTTGGCATGTTTTTTGCCAGTATAAAACCTATTGCAAGAGCACCACCAATAATCAACCATCGCCACTTTTCAAGAAGTGATACTCTTGTATCTAAACTTGATTTCAATGATTTGATTTCTAATAGTAATCTCTTTTCGACCTGTGCGATATCTCTTTGTAAATCTCTATATACTATATCTAGTTCTTCACCTCGTTCTCTCACTTTCTCAAATAAGATTTCTTCGGTTTTTTCTGATTGTGCTAGTTTTTGTTCATGAACAGCTAACATGGATTTTATAGATGTTGATACATCTGTTAGTTTGTCGATGGCAGTATCAAGTCTCGAATGAATGACATTCGCATTTTCAATATCTTTTTTGATACCCTCGACCTCTACGGCAAGATTCTGTATAGTGTCTCTTGCCATATTAGTTTGAAAGTGGGTTACCTGATTTTAATTGTATCTCTTTAATCTGTAGTTTTAATAGTTCAATTTCTTTTGCATTGATTTCACTTCTCTTACTATTTTCTACCACAGTTGATTTAACATTTGATAATGAATCGAGTTTATTATTTGTAACGCCAAACCAGGTAAAACCACCACCTATAGTTATTATTAAACCAAGTGCGGCCCCTACCCATTTAATGTCTATATTTTTAAACATATATTTACCTCTTTAAATCTCGTAACTCTCTAATGAGTTTGTTCTTTTTATTATTTATATCTATTAACATAGACTGTTTTACAGCAATTGGGTCATTATCTCGATACGCTAATCTGGCGTCTGCATATATTTGTTGCTGTTCTAGAATATTTATAGTTTGAAAGAAGTCTGGGTTAGGAACACCGTTCATTTGTCTGTCGAAATAGAACGATTTACTAGCGTATGATTCTAAATTAGGTCCATCTGTTTGTATGCCCTTTAATGTAATTATTTGTACTGCCCTAACCCTATCACTTACTTTCTTTAGTTTGTTTTCTAATTTTGCAATTATCTTTGCTACTTTCTCTCCTATAGTATCTACTTCTGTTACACTAGTTGAAGATTCTGACACCTCCTCTGTTTCATCAACATTACTTTCTTCACCGCCTTCCTGTGTCGGTGTATTTTCTGATGTCGTATCTTCATCCATTGAAGATTCATTAGATACCTCTTCTGATTCTGTTTCGGTATCTCCCTCTGTACTAGTTTCTTCAGACTGAGTTTCTGTTTCTGGTTGAGATGTAGCACTAGTGTTTTCCTCCTGTGTTGTTTCTGTTGTTTCTGTTTCTGTACTTACAGTTTCGTTTTCTGATGATTGCACCTCCTCTTTTTCTGGTTGATTTTCTTCCATTGAAGTCTCACTTGAATTATCCATATTATTTTCCGTTGCGATAGGCTCTTCTGATTGGACCACCTCCTCTTCCATCGCCTCAGGTTCTTTCATTTCAGTTTTAGGTTCTTCACTAAATGTATTCATAGGTTCTTCAAATGATTCCTCTATCATACTAACAGTTTCTTCAAAAAATTCTTCCTTTGTTATACCCTCCTCTTTCAATGCATTGTCAAATTCTTCTACTAAATTATTTTCTTCTAACATTATTGTAAATGATTCTTCAAAAAATTTTTCCATATCCGTTTCTTTTACATTACCATCAGCGTCAATTTGTAATACTGTTGTTTCTACACTTACAATATTTCCCATATCAATTGTTGGTTCCTCATATCTTACCTCTACACTATTGGTAACTGATGTGTTTATCATTTCATCATATGTTTTACCGTCATCTGTTGTACCTACACTTGATATAGTCGCCATAGTAGAATCATCTATAATTTCAGGACAAGTATTAGGTGTTCTATCATAACAAAATGTTGTTGTACTAGAAGATGATGTTGATGTGGTGCCTGCTGTGGTTACAGATAACTGAACATTATCTACATCTGGTCCGTAATGATAGATGTCATAATTTGAACTAGCTGTATCATTGTAAAGTTCTGCTCTTATTGTAAATTCTGCTTGTGTGTTTGAGGCGTGAGTATAACTATCTGTATAATTAGTCCATTGCCCACCATTCATTAACCTATTTGGGTCGTGGTCATTTATATTTCTAATTTGTGTGGTTACATTACCATTATCATCTGTAATGGTTTGTTTTAAGGTAAGTGTGTTTTCTAAATTGTTCCAAAACCATATGTCTGCTGACATTGTTGAAGTAAAACCTTCATTGATTTGTGATTTTGTTAAATGGCCGTCGCCAACTAAATCTACATCTTGGTAAATACTATCACTAGGGTCGCCTTCAAATGCTAATACACCACCTGAAGTGTTTTGTCCTGTGTAAGTAGTGCCTGGAGTCCAACCATGTCCGTGACCTACATCACCTGAAATTGTCCAATCCTGTGTGCTGTAACCAGATGTTCCGAAAGTTGAATTGTTTAAGACATTGCCAGTAGTCGTACCAGATATATTTGTTGTAGTTGTTGTGGTACAAGTAACATCACCAGGATTTGGTGAATCTTCTACACATGTGGTTTCAGAAAATGATGTATTGATAGACAATACTAATGGTAGTATTAATAATCTTTTCATTTTAATCCTAGATTAAGAAAAATACAAATAATATAATACCAATAAATTGAGTAGAAGTAATTACTTCTTCAGAACTTTTTTTTTATCATTCTCGATACTTTTTTTCAATTCTTCTATTTCTTTTTCAAGAGCATTATTTTCTTTAGTATCGCCTTCTACCTCTTTTTTAAGTTCAAGTTTTTTCTTATAATTTGCTAATTCTTGTTTTTTCTTCCACTCTTTTTTCTGTATTTCAATTGTCCATAATCTTTTAGTATACAGGTCATAGTCTGGTCTTAACTTGTCATATTTTTTCCATTGGTCAGAAGCAGCCTTACCAATCTTACCTTCAAATGGACATGGTGTGCCTGATTGTTCCATTGCAAAAAATACTCTTTCATCTTGACATAGGATTGATACAGCAGCCACCTTCATGCCAAGGTCAGATAATGTTTTAGAAAGTTTGATACGCTCACAATTTTCATCTGTTACATATGAGCCACCAGAAACGGACAACCCAATTGTTGAAACACCACCTGAGATACCTACGATACATAGGTCTTGTGAATAAGCAGACATACTTGGTGCTGACGCCATACCAGCTACTCTAGTATCTTGACCAGTATTATTTGTCGTATTGGTGGTTGTTGATGTTGTGGTATTTGTTTGTCCACCAGAATATGTGTTATTGTTAGTTGTAGTATACCCACCAGTAATATTAGTATTACTACCTGATGAGTTAGTTTGTGTATTTGTATCAGTCGCAAAACCACTAAGTGGCACCATAACTAAACATAATAAAGAAAATATAACTTTCTTCATTAGTTCTTTCCTTGTTTATCTAGTACTATTTAGTAGATTTCTTTCTTCTAATCTTCTTTTTTCTTTCGATTTTTGGTGCTTTTTTAAGTCCTAGTCTGACTAATAAACACTCAATATATGACTTGATTTTATCTATCATTTTTTTGCCTCTCCTTGGTTATCTTTTTCATCTTCTCAATGAACGCCTTGTATACCTTTTCAGCGGCGTGCAAGTTCTTTTTACTTTCTGGATTTTTTGCCCTATCGGCAGCCACTCTTGCCCTTTGGTGCATTGCCATAGCAGCTTGTATTTTGTGTTTATGTTCTTTACCAGAGTTTTTAATTTTATTTACACTTTCTCTTGCCTTTGCACCATCAACAAAACCTAGACCCTTAATTGTGCCTCTAGGGTTTTCATCTGTATATAAATCTGAATGTTGTTTTGGGTCTTGACTTTTATATTTTCTAGGCACTCTTTTTTCTGCCTCATCAAACCACTTTTCTAAAACTGTTTCTTCTTTTTTCTTTTTACCTTGACAATGTGCCTTTTGTGAAAAACCTTTTGGGTTGTTACAGTCGATACTATCTTTATATTTTTTAGACCACTTCTCACTCATAGGTAAATATTGTGCAAGTGAAGTAGCAGAATTTAAAATAGCAGTTAGTGTACTTATAGGCAATCTTGTTAAATCTGCAAGTTGGTCTTTTGTTAAATTATACTTATCTTTAATCTTATTAAGTACTGTGTTTGTTTGTGCCTTTAAAAAAGGTTTCATTGTTCCAGCAGCTTGTGATGTATAAGCTGCATTAATACCTACACCTAAACTTTGTTGTCCAGCAGGTTGATTTGGTGCCTTATCACCTAAACTTGCCATAGGTTTCATTGTAGGAAAAGAACCTAATCTAAAACCACCTAGATATTCATTTAACTGTTTAAATGTTTTCATCAGATTTTATTGCAGCTATGTAATCTGCCATACCATCTAGTTTACTAACTGCAACAGCAACCTTATTTGTCCACCATGTTGGTAATGAATCACTATCATTTAGTTTACTCATTTCGCCATCCATTTTTTCTAAGGCTGACTTAGCAATTTTTATTTGTTTTTTAACTGAAGCAACATCTTCATGTCCGTCTTCTTTCATATAAGACTTAAATCTTTTCATTTTCCTACTCCAAATTTATCACTAAATGTTTTATACTCTTTCTTTTCTTCAAATTTTATTTCATTATCTATACCACTTACTTCATCAATCTTACTTTCTAATAAGTCTAATGTCTGATTAACACCTTTTAAAATGTTATTATTATTGTCATCATTTTCTTTGACCATTTGTCCTATTTTTTTCATTCTTCTTAATGTTTCTTTTTCATTATCTTTTCTGTATTTGTTATATGTCTTTGATAATGGGTGTCTAGCATTAGGTGCCATATCTACACCACCTGCTGATACAGAATTAGTTGGGGCGTCTTCATTCATTCCTGCTCTATCTTGCCACTCAGTTGATATTTTATCTTTTACGATAGGTCCACCCTTTGCCCATGTATCACATGTTCTTGCACTATGGCATTTGAAATGGTGCATCCAGCAGTATCCTAGATGACCATCCTTATCACTTATCGGACCAGGCATACATTCTTTCATTCGTGGTGAGATGTCAAATGCAACACAATTACCACATAGAGATTTCTTTGCAGCCTCTTCTGTTGTATCCCACTTGTCTGCAATCTTTTTCCAGTGGTCTCCAGGCTCATCCACATTAAGTGGACCATACATATGATTCTTAATTGTAGAGTTTCTGTTTTTAGTATTTAAATCTACATCACCTGCAGCTGGTGGACAAGAAGGTGCCTCACTTACTTCTTCTGACATTTTATTTACAATGTCTTCTGTTGTGTGCTTTCTTAAAAATTCTTTATACTTTATATTTGGCATATTCTTTTTCCTCTACTAATTTATCACCTATTAAATAACAATCAATACCAAAACATCTATTAATAGGTTCATCTTCTAAAGGTGTGTGGCCTACTATATCACCTTCTTCTTGTAATAATTCACCATATAAATTTTGTTCTTTTAAATATTTTATTACTGCACTTTCAATAAGTTTTTGATGTTCTTCAAACTCTTTATTTTCTCTAATTAAAGTTGCAAGTGCAACAGCAAAAGTTCCTAGTCTACCACCTAAACCTACCTTTTGCAAAATTCTTTTTAAATTAAAAACAAATCTGTGAAGAATTGTATATGACTGTTTTTCTTTTGTAGCAGTAATAGTTCTAAATGGTCTTAAAACTTTACCTTTATCATCTATAATACCATATTTGTACGCCTCTTGTTTGTTAAAAGGTGTAACTAATAATTTCATTATTCTATATGTTATTAATAAATCTACAGCTCTACTTGCCATTATAATTCCTTTAGCATGTTTTTAATTTTTTCATCTTCAGTTATGTCTTTTAATTCTTCAGGATACAAATAGTTTAAGTAACTTAAAATTGACTTTAAGATAGGCCAATATACTCGGTCTATCTTAAATAGCAATAGAGTGGTAGCACAATCTGTGTTAAAGACATTGTGTAATACTACAATGTGATTAACTGCTAATCTCACTTTCATATTGCCTGTCAATTCATATTTACGAAATAATCTTTTTAGATATTTAAATCTTTTCAAATCATCATTAAACTCTACATCTTTTTCAAGTGTAGGGTTATCATAATGTTTCATTGCATAACTAAGCCAATTATCATTCGTAATTGTTTCAAAAACCATAATATACCTTATTTAATTTATACTAATTTTGCATATACTTTAGATGAACCTGTTTCTAGTCTTTCATGTTTGACTTCAAGTTTTAACCCACCTTCTTTTTGATGAGAAATACCATCATCATTGATATCAGAACCATCTGTATCTTTACCAAAACGGCCACCATGTCTTACAACATCACAAGTTTGTGTACCTTTGTCACCTTCTAAATGACAATCCATATGTAGTCCTACTCTTGCAAGTTTTTCTATTAGTTCATCTACAGCATGTTGCGGATTTAAATATTCCTTACAACAAATACTTTCGACAAAACCATTAACTACTTTTAGTACATCTTCATCATGTATGTTATGAGCGCCGATTTGACTGTCTTCTATAGACTGACCATCAACAGTTGTGCCTACAGCAGCTGCTGTTTTAACACCACTCTCTGCGATATGTTGTTTAAAAGTTTTCATTTGTCTTCCTCGTTAATTTCAGATTCATCGGCACTCTCCTCTTGTGCCAACAAATCCTCTTCAAACTCTTTCAAGTCTTGTTCTTCTTCTATATGTTTTTTAAGCGACTTCACTTGCCTTGTCTGCCTCTAATCTAGACTTTGACTTGTTACCTTCTTTCGACATAACTATCAATTTGTCTACTTGTTGAACCGCCCCATAGATAGCGTTAAGATTACTCTTTAAATTACCTAGTTCTTTTTCAATAAGTTTTATTTTTTCTTCAGTAGATTTATAGTCTTCTTCTAAAGTTTTTCTCTCTTCCATTAATAATTTTTCATCAATTGTCTTTGCCATGATTTAACTCCTATAATATATTATGATGTTGTATAACCGTTTCCAGCGATTATGTTCCAGTTACTATTTTTAAATAATAGTGTTACAGTTTCACCCTCTGCATTTAAGATTATGTTAGTGTACCCTCTTAAATTACTAGGTGTTATTGTAACTGCGTTTGTACCACTTGATGATGTGTTGATGACAGTCTTTACTTGACCGTCAGCACCATCTGCTAATGAACATGTAGATGTCGCTGATGTAGCGTCAATCTCTGTTATTGCTGTGGTTACATTGATTGCGATAGTTGTTGAACCATCTGCTGTTGCTGTTTGTGAAGTTTGTTTTAAACCTAACCATGAAGGTATGTTATTAAAAACATCTTCAGCAGCTATCTTTTTATTAACTGGTGTACCACTTGGGTCATCTACAACATGAAATAAATCAGCTGAAGCTAATGAATCTCCTAGGTCAGTTAATGCTGTTATTTTTTTATCTGCCATTTTTTTCTCCTAAACCCTTTCGGGAATGCTACTCCATGCATACACATGGACCAAAGTGGGAGACCCGAAGGTCTCCCTTATCATTATTTAGTATTAACTGTCGGCACTATTTGCCAAACATACTACTGTTTCATAGATTACTCTTGAAGCACGACCACCTGTACCAGTTGTTTTTAAATTCCAACCAGTGTGGGCACCTTTTTCTTCTTCACCATCTTTTAGGTTAAAAAGACCAATTGTTATGTTGGTAACAAGGTTATCTTCAGTAGCGTTATTAAACAGTTTACCAGAAGCAGCTGAACCACCATCCGACATATTACCAGCTGTAGGCGCTAAGTCTACTTGTGCTAGTGCAAATAATGGAGCAGATGTTCCTGTATCTGTATTTAACCATCCTGACATTATATTCTCTCCTCTAAATGTTAATTAAAGTACTCACATTTTTAATCTATGATACTATTTATAAAGAATTGTCTCTATAAACCTAGTTTTTTGAGTTCTGAGATTGTTTGACTTGCTGTTTTATGTCGTATACCTTCACCACCTTTTGCCTTAAACTCTCTAATATTCTTGGCATAATCATCTATTAGTATAGTGTTTTTCTTGGCATATAGTTGTTTTTGACTTCTCAAAACTATATGTTGTTTAGACCTAGGTAAAGATACATTTTTACTTAACCACTTTATCTTACCTGGTAAACAGTTAGGGTCTGATTGAGAATATGCTGATAATATTCTTACATCATGTTTTTTGATGTAGTTCCATAATGTTCTACCATCACCTTTCCATGGTATTGTTTCCCAATAACTACCATGCTGTCTAACTTTTTCCCATCTATCATGCATATTAAGTGATGAGAATTTTGAGAATGGTAGTTTATTGACACGAGCCCATTGCCTTTCAAAGTCGCAAAGGACTCCATCCATATCACAGTATATTATCATTATCTACCGTCGAAATCTACTTTAGGTTTTACATCTACTTTAGTAGAAGGTGAACCTGTCATAGCCTTTTTCTTTTCGTGTTTGCCTTCTTTTTTACTTAGGTCATACCCACAGTTAGCACACTTATCTGCCCCAGCGTCATTCATATAACCACAGTTAGGACATTTTATTTTTTCTTCAGTTAAGCTTTTTTTTTCTTCAGTCTTTAACCACTTAGCGTCTTCTTCTCTTTTTTCTTCTTCTTGAGCAGCCTGATTCCACACATCATGAATAGTATCTCTTAAAGATTTAACTTCTTCAGTTTCTTTTTCTTCTTCTTCATTGACTGATTCATTAACTCTGTAATAAATCTTTTTGATTTCTTGAGCAGTTAAACCCATTTGACCATAATATTTTTTGATTAAGTCATTTAAACTCATTTCACCAGCGTCTGCCTCAACATCCATTAAGAAGTCTTTAACTGCACCTTCTTGTAGTTCTACTTCTTCTTTAACCATAGGTTCGCCTGAAGATTTTTTAACATTCATCTTTTGAACCTTTTTAGAATCTTCATTCTTTGCCTTATGTTTTTTGTCTATATTATTAAAGAAATCTTTCTTTTCTTGGTCAGACATTGCACCGATACCTTTACCTGCCTTTTCAAGTTCTTTCTTAAATAATTGTTTGTAATCTTCGGATTGTTTGTTTTCAGTTACTCCTGCTACCATATCCTCTAGACTACCTTTTTTAGTTTCAAAGTATTTACTCATCTCCTTTCTCCTGTTTTAATAGTCTGTCTACAAGAGCTCTTGCACCCTCGTATTCATCAATGTTTAGTTTTTTCTTAACAATATTAGTAGCAGTTCCGAATTTTACATTATCGGCGTCTTTACCATATCGTTTTTTGAAATCATCTTTAGGTAATTTGTCTGCGACTTTTCTTACCATTTTAACTTGTTTGTCTGTCAAGTCTGCTTCATTTACTGCCTTATCTAACATCTTAGATTGACTTGCATGTTTCTTACTTGCCTTCTTTAACATGTCTGCTACTTTTTTAACTAGAGGTTTATCATCTTTATCTAGTTCTTCTTTTTTATCTTTACCTTTTGCCTTATACCCACT